TAATACCGGGGATTGCTGCGGGCCATTATCGTCCTCTACTTCATGGTCACTGTGTAGCGGGGCTTGCCCTTGACCATCGTCTTGGTGACGATGTACGCACCTGCTCCGAACTCGGTGTTCAGACGGTCAAGATTGGGGCTTGTCGCCCCATGCCACACCATCGTGCCGGAGGGATGGGCCGGGGCGGCCGGCGGGTTGTTGATCGCGTCGGTCTGCGCTTGTGTTGCCGCGAGCTGCGCGGCGGCAGCACCCCTTTGGTCTGTCGCCTGCTGCTCGTTGAATATGCGGGTTGCTTCGTAGGCCGAGTCCTGCCCGTAAAGAGTCGTAATCTGCCCGATGAAGCCCTGCGCCTCGGCGTTAGCCCCTACAGCAATGGCGTTGATCTGCCCGGAGTATTGGTTGACGATCGCTCGCGCCTGCTCCCCGACCCGCTGAAGTCCCGCCCCGACCATCTGGTCTGACTGCGAGGAGTCAAGGATCCCCTTCGCGGCCGCGGCAGCGCGGGCGCTGATTACCGCGCTGCGCTCGTTCTTGCTCATCGCGTCGGGCTGGTAGTTCATCATCAGCGATTCGTCGACGTTCGGAGTCGCGGGGTCGTCCTGCTGCCAGTTGATCCCGCCGAATCCCCGGGTCGCGTCTTTCGCGTTATTCCTGGCGATGCCCATTTGCGTCGCGGCCCTACCCGGGAGGAGCCCAAGCAGGCTTGCGTAGTAGGCGCGGCCTGCCGAGTTTGGCGTACCGGGGAGAACACCCGAAACCGGCGGACCGCCCGGTGTCTCCCCGGGGATCGTGACGTCCAGCGGGTTTGGCATCGTGATCGGCGTGGTCGTCGCCTGCCTCGGTGCATACGTGATCGGGTTGAAGTAGTTAGTACCCATTGGCTAGGTCCTGATCAAGTAGTTGAGGACGACGGAAGGTTGGACGTTGCCACGGAGGCCGCCCTGCGAGTTGTTGGTTGTAGTCGTGATCCCAGACAAGCTCTGTTGGTTTGTGATTCCGGTGGTGTTCGACGAGGCGTAGATGTGGCTAATGTTGTTGTTGTATGGGGGGTTATCCCCAGTGGCCCAGCCGCCCTCGCCGTACCCCGTGGGAAGCCCAACCCAGTCGCCGTTGATCGTTGTGCCGCTTCTGTGCTCGTGGCCGGGGTCGATGATTGTGTGATTGTGGTTGACGTCTGTGATTGGGTGAAGGTGAGCGTGAAGCCGCTCGTCACCGTCGTACGCGCCGAGAGCGCGGGGTGTGAGTCCTTGCCCAAGTGTCGGCCTGCCGGTACTTGACAGACCGCCGCCGGCGCCTGTGCCCGCACCCATAGGAACGCGGCCACGGAGGTCTGGCACGTTGAAGGTAGAGATGTTGTTGCCCATCCCGTAGGGGCTGGATAGCCCACCCAACGCGGCGAATAGATCGGCGTATGTCGAGCGTTCTACAGCGGCCCCGTCGCAGAAAAGCCACGAGGTTGGGGCGCTCACACCTCCATACTGAACGATGCCGCCGGTCGGTATGTCGATCCTCGGGGCAGGCTTGTAGACGTTTCCGTACTGCGTCTCCATGATGCTCTTGAAGATCGGCCCGCGAACGAAGTCGCTTAGCACCGTGTTCATTTCTTGGTCTGCCGTACCACCCATTGAAAACGGGGAGCTGTTTCCATCAGCGGACCAGAAATCGGGGGACTGCGGGACCGGGCTCACGTTGAGCCTCGCGTATCCCGGAAAGTGAGAGTCATTTCCGCAATCTCGGAGGCTGCAAGCAGGCTCGTGGTGGTATTGAGCTGGACACGAACCTGGTGGAGCCGGCCGGTGTTGTTCACGTTCCGCTTGTAGCGCACCGCGGCGTCAGTATCGGTACCGAGCGAGTAGAGCGGGTCAAGAGACTGGGAGATCGGTCCGTACTCGTTCAGCCCATCGGTATGCACGGTTGTCACTGCAAGCGATGAAGTCGATGCGGTGTAGGGAGTGCGGAGATTCGCGTGAACGGTAATGTCGAGCATCTTCGACTCTCCGGCGATACCAGAGTTCTGTGCAAGGGCAGAGCCCGTCCATCCGATCATTTGCGGGGCCACGCCGTTTGCGTCAAGGGGGCTGGCGGCCTGCCCCTCTGAAGAAGCTGCGAACGCGATGCCAGATCCGCGTGTGACCACTTGAAGTCCGGTGGTAATCGGGGCAAGGTCAATAACCCGCGAGTACCCGCCGCTCGTGTCAACCCCGAGCACGGCATCCGGCTCGCCCTTCACCTTGCTGTTGAACATGCTGGGGGTGTTCACGTTAGAAAGTCGGCTTGACCAGGTACCCGCCTTCAGGTCGTATGCGTAGACCCTGTTTGCGGGGCCGAGGAGCGCGTCAGGGCCATTCGATGCGCCGCCGGTTCTTGCCTGAATCAACCCTTGCACCGAAACAATGAGGTGGGTGCTCGTGACACCGCAGCAGACGCTAGAGGTCCCGGGGTTGAATCCCATCATCAGGGAGCGCCACTCAACGCCGATACGGCCTTCGGTAATGTTCTGGATCTGCCCCCCGCGGAACATGTAGATCCCATCGCTCCCCGCCCAGTACGCAACACCGCTACTAGAAATGGCGGAACGTAGGTCAATACACCCGGAGCCGTTGGCGACGATGGTCGAATCGAAATCGGGCCATGCACCGTAAAGGCCGTAGACCGATGAACTTTTCAGCACCAAGAGCGGCCCGGAGGACGGAAGCACCGCGACGACCGGATCCGAGTCGTAGCGGCTCGGTACGTCGTAGAAGGTCATAAGGAAGTCGGCGATGTCGACGAAACCCGTCAGGGTCGCGCTGGTGTACCCGCACGCGGCAACAGGGTCAAATGGGTCTGTGCCCCCCGGGGGTATTGACAAGTTCCAACCGGGAGGGCCGATGTAGACGCGGTTTGGGAACTTCGAGAAACCGGTACCGCAGATTGAGCCGCGGTGCACACATGCATCCTTGAAGGGCAGCCCTCGAAGGATCTTGTACGCGGCCTGTGTCTGCGACGTCAACTCACCGGCAGTGGTGATCGTTCCCGAGTTACCGGAGGAAACGGTGTAGCCCGTGATGCTGCAAATCTCGTGTCGCTGGCCGGGCGTCGGGTTGATTACAAGGAGCGCGTCGGAGGTCGTCGTTCCATTCGAGGTTCGCACAACGCTCGTCGCTGAAAGGTCCGCGCTGTTGGCGGTCCAAACGGAGGATGTGCCGGATACAGATGAAGTCCGTGAAATCGAACCCGCGGAGTAAACCTCGACCGCGGGCCACGCGAACCCCGTGGGGCTGATCTTCACCGCTTGCGTTGAGACGAACGAGTCTGCGGCCAGCGAGTAGTTACGAAAGGAGTCAATGGCGATCTCGTGCTGGGTCGTTCCCGTACCGATCGACGTCACCCTTGCGCACAACATCGGGTTCAGCGAAAAGGAGGATGCTGTGCTCGGTGCCGTGAAGTGGGCGAACTGGCCCAAGTAGAGGATCGAGTTGCCGCTGCCGTCTGGGGGAATCGAGAGAAGGCTGGTTGCCTGGTCACCGATGGTGCTCCGCTGATTGACCATCTTCCACGTTCCGGTGAGCGTGGTGATCGGCGCGGAGACCACGCCGGCGAACCGGACGATCGGTTGGTTCCCGTCCTGCGCACAGAAGATCGTTTCACCGTTGTAGAAGCAGCGGGGAAGCCACTCGGTGACGGCGCCGACCGGGTTATTCCAGAGGATTGTGTTGGCTGGTCCGTTGTACGACTGGAGGTTCCCAATCTTCCCGGTTGAATCTTTGCGGTGGGATACGACCGACTGGGCGAGACCAGACAGCGGGTAGTTGTGTCGGGATGCGCCAGCGATCTTCGTGGCGGCGCTCCCCGAGAAAGCTTGGGTGCTATCGAACGACCAACCCCACCTCTGCTGCGCGATTCCATTCGGGTAGATCAGGTCTTGCGCGTATGCCGACTCCGCAGGATTCAGCGAGTAATCGGGAGCATCTGTCCGCATTCCGCCTGTGAACGGGCGAGCAATAACGGACCTTCTCACAGTGCCTCCCTGCCCCAGTCCCGACTCCAGCGCGGCGACTGAAGCGCGATTGCAGGACTCTTGGCGGTCGCAAGCGCGGTGCGGCATTGCGCGAGCGCCGACTGGTAGAGGGAGTAGTAGCGGTCTGACTCACCAGAGGCTTCACCACCACCTTCTTGGCGAAGGAGGACTGCGGCGGCGTAGGGCACGAGGAGCCTTGTGCGCCATTCAATCGGCATCAGTGGGACGTCCCCGTTTGCCGTGAGTTCGCTCTGGTACGCCCGGTAGAACACTCCAAGCGTGTAGGCGACATCGGGGATCGGGAACAAACGGATACGGCGATCCCACGACGCGAAGAACGCGGGGATTCCCTGCGACTCATTATCCTGCGTTGAGTCGCTGATGTTTTCAAGGGCACCCCACGACATCGCCTGGAGGCGGCCGCCCGCGTCATTGCTATCAACAACAATGTCGAATAACTCCGACACGGGGACCCCGAGGGCGGTACCGATTGAGTCGAGCGTGTAAGTATCGGAGCCAGCGGTGACGGTGAACTGTCCCTCCTTTTCTAGCCAGTTCCACGGGTCGCCGCTGAATGAGCACGCGGAAAGCGCCTCATTCACTGCCTCTTTCGCACGCGACAAGTCGAACGCATCTGACGGGTTGCGCCGTGCGGCGTAGCACGCCTTCGTAAACAGGTCCTCAAAGGTCCCACTTACGGGCATGTGTCAACCCCCGATGGGACGCTTACAGGCGCCGGCCGGTGAAGGTCGTGGCGACGAGCGGCGTGTACGAACCGCTCGGCCGCGTCCATCTGGTTCTCAATCTCTTGGTGGTGCTTGGCCTGCTGGTTCAGGTACCACATCGTGTTCTGTGCCCGGCGCCACCGGTCAAGGTCGGCAATCCTGAACGCATCTGATTCCTGCTGCTCGGTAAGCACCCGTGCATCAGGCTCACCTGTCAATGGCTCGCCGGTCTCGGGATCCTTCAGACGACGAGCGATCGTCCACAAGAATGATCCTCCGGATGGGTCCGGATCCATGATCTTTCGCGCAAGGCCAAGCTGGCCCGAGGTTTCTTCCCGGGCCAGCCGTGCCTCTGCGTCGTACTCCTCCACCCGCGTTGTGATGTCGTGAAGATCGCTCGTCACGAACCGCCAGTCGGGGTGAGCCAACTCGTTGATGGGGGAGCCGAGTTGCATCTAGTAAGCCGACCCGACTTCGGTGAGGTCACCCAAGAGCGCGTGATCACGCGGGCGGGTGGTCATCAGACCGAGGAAACCGTCGAGGTAGGCAACCACTGCGGCTGCGTGTCCCTGACCGCTGGAAGCGTTCTGGAGGAAGAAGTCGCTGCCTCCGAGGTTGACGAAGTTCAGCAGATCGCCAGGCTTCGAGTGCGCCGGACGGACAAACTTCAGGCTGTCCTTCTTCAGCAGGTAGACCGAGTTACGCGGGCAACGTGCGCCACGGTAAAGCGGGACACCCAGCATCTCCAGCGGGCTTCCGAACCCAATGTCTGCGGTTCCGCTGTCCACCGTGTACCGGATGCCCGGCGTCATAATCTGGTGGTAAGCGGTCCAGCTACCGGGGGACGAGAATGCTGCGTAGTCCGAACCCGGGTGGCGACCCGAACGGCGGGCAACCTTGTTCATCAGGCCGTGGATAAGCTCCGCGGTCAGTGAGCGAGCGGTGCCGCTGTTCGTTGCAAGGGGAGACTTCCAGTAACCCTTGCCCGACGCGGTGCGGTCAATGCCCATGTACGTGTTGCTGTCGCTGACAGCGGCCTTGATGCCACTGAACTCCAGGCTGCGGTACGCGCCGCCGGATGCCCAGTCGCCAGACCGAACCACGACGCCGGCGGACGTCGCCGCAGTCATGGAAGTGGAACAGGTCAGGACGTTGGTTGACTCGTTGATGTCTGACACGGTGAATCCCGTGACCTGCTGCGCACCAGTGGTGCCATGCACAACGTCGTAACGGGCGCGGGAAGCGTCGTCAATCCAGATGTAACGGTCGCGGTCAATCTGTGCGGTAGCCGTTGCAGCCAGAGTGATGGTGCTACCCGCGGACGACGCGACGCTGGCGAGCTTGCCAGTGCCATCGCCCCATGCCTGACGCTCGATGTCCATTGACATCGCTTCCTTCGCGGCGGTCATCTTCTCCGCCATGATCGGAACAGCGGCAGCCTCGGCCGAGTCCAGCAGCGACATCTCCTCCATCGTGAAAGAGAGTGCGTGCGAGAGGTGGGCGAGGGAGAGGGTGGCCTCGTCGTACGAGGTGTCACCCGGGGTCGGGAAGTTGCCGCCCTGCGAGATCGTGCCCTGCCCAAGCGAGTCACCGACTCGGAGCTTCAGGTAGGAACGGCGACCCTGAATATCAACAGTGACGTTCGGGTCGGTGTATGAGCCAAGCCAGCCGACAAGGGTGCCGGGCTCCTGGAGCAGTTCGTTGTTCAGCCCTGGGAGCCAAACATCCTTGGCAAATGCCGAGGAAGTGGAATAAAGAGACATGCGGTTGAACTCCTATGTGAGAACGGGATCAGGAGACGAATCTCCTGCTAACCGCACCGTCCTCCCGGGGACTAACCCCACCCGCCGGAGCAAACCGCCGTGCAACCGTGACTATACCACGATTGCACGGCCCCTATCACATTTTCTACCTTCGCGTCTGGGACTCCATGAATGCCCGTGCGTCAGAGAGCGAGCGCGGGGGCTGCTCGGGTGACGCCGCGAGGCCGCCCTGTGAGGCGAAGTTCTGCGGTGACTGCCCTTGCTGCTGCCCCATTGACGAAATGGCGTTCCTACGCCACTCGTCGAAGTCGCGGTACGCCTGTTCGACTGCTTGGTTGATCTGCGTGCCGTTCTGGGCATATTCCGCTGCCCGCGGGGCGAGGAACGTCATGTCACTTTCGGACAATCCGTGCTGCGAGCGGATGCCGTCAAGGCCGCGGCCGAACTCCTCGACCTGCTGGCGCTCGGACGTCTCACGCTGCATCTGCTCCTGAAACTGGGAAATCTGCGTCTGCATGTCCGCCTGCCACGCCTGCCGAAGCTGGTAGGGGTCAACGCCCGGCTGCTGCACCCCATAGTCAGGCTCCTGCCCGTACTGCTGCTCCTGCCCATACGCCGGCTCGGGAGCGTACTGCGCAAACGGATCCTGCCGCTGCTGATGCGCCTGCTGGATGATCTCCTGCGCCTCGGGCCACGACATCCCCTCGGGAAGCTCGTTTCCCTGAAGCATTCGCTCCAGCATATACCCGCGAGTGTCGCGGTTGCCAAGCGCCTGCCAGCCCTCGTACGCCTGTCGCGCCTCGTACGGGTTGACCTCTGCGGGGTTCCACCCGGCCTGCTGCCACGGCTCCCACGGAGACGGCGAAACCGTTGCGTCGCCCTCGGGGACCGGATCGTCGGACGGGGGGATAGAAAGTGCGTCGGTGGTCATGCGGGCTCCTCGGTGTCGTCGGTCGTTACTTCGTCGTCGTACTCGTCGTACTCGTCCGCGAGGATCGGAGGATCAACGTCTGGCATGTCAACCTTCTCGTAGATGATCATTCCTGCCTTTGCCAAGTTCTCCCTCACCTCCTGCGCGTAGAGCATCCCCCGGTCAGAAACCTGGAGGATTGCTTCGATCTCCCGGGAGAACCCGGTGCCGAAGCCCGACGGGGCGATGTCTGAAAGATCGCTCACTATTAGTTCGCTCCTGTCATTGGCATAGATGCGTTACTTCCCGGTGCTGATCCGGGCTGCTTCGGCGGGGAGGGCTGCCCCTTCGGGTTGGGCTGCGACCCTGCGGCGCCAGCATCGGCTGGAGGCTGCTGCGCTCCCATTGCGCTCAACTGGCCGGTGAGCGCCTGCTTGTGAGAGTCCGCGTGCTCGCGGGCGGCCTGCCGGATCATCGGATGGACGGCATCGAACCCGTCCGAGAGGCGCCAGTCGTCCAGCATCCGCAGATGCGCGGCGTGATCGTCGTAATCCTCGACAGATGGCACGTTGATACCCGCTGTGCGCAGCAGGTCAAGGATCAGCGGCGGATGGATCCCACGCGCCGCCGCTTCCATCATCGGGTCGACGCCGGCCTTCTGCGCCATTGTGATCGCGGCCATAAACGCCTTCTGAAGCGTGCTGAAGTCGGTCCAGACCTGATCGCGTATCGGGAGCGTTGCGAACGCGGCGAGCGAATGGTTCTCGCGCTTCTGGCGGCTGCGCTGCGCGGTCTCGGCGTTGATGAACTCGTCAAATGACCCTTCCATGAAGCGGGCAACGTGCGGACGGATGTCCGCGCCGACCAGCGGTGCGAGCTGCATGAGGGTCTGGAACTGGAGCGCACGGCTCTGCGGGAGGATTGACGCGGTGATGCGTACGTCCTCCGCTCCTCGGATCTGTGAACCAGTGAAGGCGCGAAGCTCCTCGGAGTCGTCGACGCCGGCGGAGGAAATAAGCCGCGGCATGACGTAGTTCTTCGCCACCAGTTCAAGAGACCGTGAAAGCCCCCACTCGATCGCGGTCGCAACCTGCGATGCGGTGCCGGAAAGCTGCGTCTCGGAGTTCTGCGCGAGGGTCTGGATACCAACCGCGCTTTCGACGCCCTGCCCAGGTGAGAACCCGCGAAGTGCATCGGACTGATTGGCGATCTCCGCCATCTGCGAGACGCACCACTGGAGGTGCTGCGTGAGCACCGCGACCGGCTCGGACGAGATTGGCATGAAGTGCGGGTCACCGATCGGGTGGACCTCGATGATGCCCTTATCGTTGAATATCTCCTGATTGCGCAGCGCACCGATCGGGACGATCATCGGTGGGCGGGCGACGCGCTCCAGCCACTCATGCACCAGCGAGAGGATCCGGTTGAACCGCTCTTGGATGGGCCGAAGCTCGTCAACGGTCCCCCGGCAACGCATGAAGTGCCCACCATCAGGCTTCGGATTGAAGGGGCGGTAGGGGAGGCAGTAGTCCTCGTACGGCTCCATTGTGAGCGGAGCAGCAGGGGCGCGGTCCATCCACCGGATGTGGGCCCCCTGCGGCCAGTCCCCTCCGGGCCTGATGTATGCCTCGTGGACCAAGAAGTCGTGGCGCCCCGCGACCATGCGGTCTGTGGTGCCCGACGGGTCCTCGACGTTCAAGGGGACGGCAACGTCGGGGCGCTGGCCCTGTGACGGAGACTGATTACTGCGCTCCACCGACGCCTTGATGATGTCCTCAACCTTCGCGCCGGCCTGATCCTCGATGATCGAACGCGGGAATACGCGAGATTCGACAATCCAACGGCAGTCGGTCCATCGCTCTGCGGACGGGTCAACAGAGATGGCGCCGGGGCGAACGACGCGCCACGAGACTTCTCCAATCTTCATCGGCTGGTAGGTCCACAAGGTTTCTGCGTTCGGGTCTGCGCCCGCGAGGGCTCCGTAGTGCTCAACAGATTCAACGGGCTTCCCGCTGCTCCGGTCAAACGGGATGTGGCTGACCTCGCCTGCGTTCGGGTCGAAGAACACATGGAGGAATGAGATCCCGTCGATCTCGCCGTTCAGCACCATTTCCCGGATGGATCCGCCGACGTTCCACCCGGTCTCGTCCCACTTCGCCGCGACCAGCTTCGTCGCCTGGCGGGCCGCGTCAATAGTGTTCTGCTCGCGGCCGCGGGGGACGACCTCGAAGGGCGGGCGCTGCGCAGTGAGAAGCGACACCCGGCCGTCGGTCATTTGGCGCAGGCGGTTGAACGTGTCGCGCTTACGGCCCTTCGGGTTGTCAATGACCATCGCAAGGCGCGAGGTTGACGCCTGCGAACCCGGACGCGGGGTAGACCACTGCTCGCCGCGGTACATGTACCGGTTGGTCTGCCAGCGTGTTCGCTCCTGCTTTGCGATCGAGCGACCCTCACCGACCATCTTCGCAAGGGCCGCCGACTCGGTTCCCTTCCCGGTGAACAACGGGGGGCCGCCTGCGCCCACTGGCGCTTGGCTATTGGTCGTCATTGGGTCTATCTCCGCGTTTCATTGTCTATACGCTCCTGCCAGGTGCAGACGTCGCACCGCTCACATTCCCCCGCGACCCGCCTCCGAGCACGTTTCCTGGTACGCGGCCGGGGGATGCCCCCGCCACAGCGCCGAAAGATCGTTGCGGGGTGTAGGCAAGGATTGACGCCATAAGCGCAACGGACGCAACGGCAAGATCCGCTGCCCGTGCTTCCGGTGAAGCACCGAGCGACACCGTTCCCTGTACCTGCCCGCTTGGCGTGATGGCCGCTCGTCGCGTCGCGGCGGCCTGGTACTGGAGCGATGCTTCAATGGCGCCGGCGATCCGGTGCGTCGACAAGATAAGGGCCGCGGTGAAGGCACTCTGCGAAGCGATCGTTACGGCCGGTTGCAGAGACGTCCTCACCAGAGCTACAGGCGCGAGCCCCGACTGCGAAGCGATCGCCGCGGTGACGTACCGCGGCCCGCCGCCAGAAGTGAGAAACAGAATCAGCGACATCTAGGTGCGGCGCTGCCCGGTAGCGCAACCGTTGTCGCGGGTACACGTTTCTGTTACGGGGGGGTGGGTCACGCGATCTCGTATGTGACTGAATACGAAACGACGTCGCCCACGGCGATTGTCATGGCCGGGGTGTTCGCGCCCATGTTGTCCGCCGAGTTGTACGCCTGCCCACTGACATAGCCCGCCTCTACGATTCCGGCCACGCCGGTGTAATACGCCGTGCCCGTGTCTTTGATGAGATAGGCGCCAATGGTGGCATCCGCGCCGTTCACGGCTGTACCTGTAGGAATACTAAGTTTGATTGCGCCGCTCGCAGTGCCAACGGCGGTAGCCGTTACCTTTGCCTGCGCGGTGATCATTTTTCCCTGCACGATGTAGCGCCCGTAGTTATTCGTGCTGGCAACGTTGGTAGTGCCCGTGCGCAACTGTGGCGTGAACGTCGTCCACGCCCCGAGGTTCCCCGTCTGCACCCACGCGCTACCGGAGTAAGTGTACGAAAGCGAAGTGTCAGTCTCATAGATCTGCTGCCCAGCGAACGGACTCGCGGGCCGGGTGCTAGAGGTACAGATAATGGTGCCGGTGGTGACGGCGGGCCACTGGGTTGCGGTGACGATCTTGGAGACGCGGAGGAAGGCTCTACCGTTGCTGTCATTCCATACAAAGCCATTTGCGTTTGTGCGAAACGCGGTGACAGCGAATGTGTGGCTTCCTGCCGAAGGAGTCATTCGCCAAGCCGTGTAAGCCGGGGCAATAACTTCTGTGTTCGACCCCGTTCCCGTGAGGGAAAGACGCCCTTGGTTCACTCCGTCATAAAGGAGATTGGTGACAGTAATGTTCCCAGCAGCGTTGGCGGCGGCATGGACCCTGCTGGCGCAGAACTCGACAAGCACCGGACTGCCATCGCAGACAACAGTTAGAGCAGGGATCACGCTTGTCCCAGATGCCCCTTCCGTCGTGCTGCTGACGGTGACGATGCTTGTAATCTGCGAGTACCCCAACTCCACCAGCCCGCCGCTCGCGGTGACCACTTGAGTATCAGTAAGGACTGTCACTTATGCCTTTACTCTGATTGGGGTGATGTTGACGCTTGCATTACCGACAGTCGAACCGCTCCCTAGTGCAACGTGAAAATCAG